CTGGTACATTTTTAAGAAGTCTTGTTACTTTATCTTCTTTCGAATGTAAGTATACCATACAGTTAGCACCAGTAACGGCCCAGTCATAGTATGACCATAAAGCTGCAAAAGTATCTAGCTTTAGAGCCCCAGATTTGGTCATGTCCATTACGCCATCGCCCATAACCTATCCTAACTGTCCTCCACCGGGGGCAGGATAACCTTCGTCCTCTTCACCGTCAGCTCTCGTTGCAATCCAAGGAACAATGTCTTGAGCTATGTACGTGTGAGTCATCTCGACATAGAGGTCGTCTACACCAATAACTGCACCCTCATCTACTATACGAACGCCTCTTACGGTGAGACGGCTGCACTGTCCATATTCATTTATGGCAGTTATCGTGATATCAAATGGAGGAAGCATGTCAGCTAGAATGATGCCTTTAGGGTCTGTCTTTTCTCCGGTGAGTTGGTACCAAACGTACCTATCGAAAGAAGTGAAGACTAAAGTACCCGCTACTAGTCTAGTTGATTTAGACCAGCAGACAGGGTTAATAGAACCAAGCAATCTGAGAGGACGCTTATCTCTAACTATAGAGTAAGAGATACTTCTGAGTTGTGCAAAAATCTTGGGTTCGGAAAATCCGGGTATTAAAAAGTTAGCAGTTATGTCGGCCCCGGAAAATGAAGAATACCACCTATGGTAGTTAGTGGGACTATACTCTGGGCCAGTTTGTGAATCGGGGGTGTTTTGAACAGAGCCAGTCTGTGCTACGTAAAGACTGTCTCCAGCTTCTGTTGGTGTTATGTAACCAGTATTTCCATAAACAGTGGTAATCTGTCCTGTCGCCATGTTTACTCCACGGTGTTGGAGGGACCTTTCGGTCCCCCCGCCACCAAGTTATCCTCTACGGGACGTTCGGGTAATCTAGGTTGTCGATGATATGTGAGTCAACAAAGACTCTACCATCGGCACCTGGGACCATTTTACCAACTGACCGAGCAATGAATGTCATTGCTTGTTCAATTGCCATGTCCTCTACACTGATACCCATGCCTTCATTTAGTAACTCTACACCACGTACATCCATACGAGCTAGATTCCCTAGTTCGTTTAGGAAGGTAAGAGATATATCAAACGGTGGAATTTGGTCTGCATAAAATGGTGTATATGCACCATAAGCCAGACTCTGTTTCTTCCAGTCATTCAAGGTACCGTTACCATTATCGTCTACTCCGTATGCTCCCGACACATCATTGATGATTTTGTTGGAAGTACGAGTCCAGAACAAGAACTCGTCACGGTGGTTGTAGATGATTTGGTAAAGTACGTCTTGATTGAACACTTGGAAAATTAAGCTACCTGCAATCCCTCGCTTGCCCCTAGAAACAGAGCGCGGGTCTGGGCTACCACAAGTGTAGATACCAGCTTTCTCCCTCTGGATAGAGTAAGAGATGGAGAGCAGTGAGCCAATCGGTGTACCCAATACGGAAGCTACCATATCGGTTCCCGTAAAGCTAGTATAAGTCCTGCTATATACTGTGCCTTCGTTAGCCATTTAGCCCTCCTTATAGGACTTTACTGGTATTGATGCCCTGGAATGTCACTCTGATGGTAAACTCGATTCTACGGAGTTCCCACGCTGGGACAATAGTAGCGTCAACATACGCAGTATAATTAGGTCCATCGTATCTAACCCTGAAGTCTGCATCGAGAAGTGCTCCCGACTGAATCAGATTATCAAAGCCACTAGATAGACTAGTCACGAATGAGTTACGTGTTTCTAGTCTCATCCCTTTGCCGATGAACTTTTGGCCGACTCTACGTACCATGTCATCAACAACAGCACAAATACGAACTGTTGATAGACGCTGGTAATCAGAGCCGTCCTCTGAATAGGTCATAGCATCGTTAACGCGAACTACTGAATTCTGGACATTTAAGGTTACAACCTTTTGGGAAATACAAGACAGAGTCTGATTCCTAGAAAGTTTGTAAGCAATGTTTGAAATTCCGTTGACGATTTTGTTTGTTGGTGCGTCATCTGCTGGGAGTCTTGAAATAAGACCAGCGTAGTTAAGGGCACCATTAGAGCGATAGTAGGAAGTTGCTGAACCTTTCCGCCATGCCCATGGTCCCATACCAGCAGTCTCTACCTCACCGAGAATAACGGATAAATATTTACCGTTTTCTGGATTGCTGAAAGTAGATGTTTCCGGGATAGCCGTAAATGCTGAACCTGGAGCGAGTTCGGTCCCAATAGAACCTATCAGTCCAGTGGGGGTAATGTCGCTTAGAGCTTCCATCCCCAGGATACCAATACAAACTCTCTCAGTTGTTGAGAGTTCGGCACATGCGTCTGCCAAATCTTCCAAATAGCCGAAAGAAGAGTCTGCATAGGCTCCGTCTGTCACTCCTGGAGAAGCTCCAAAAACAGGGACAGAACGAGTCGCGGTTCCGTTAGCATCTATTTCAAGCAAAGCCCCTCTACCATAAGGTACTATGATGGAAGGTCGTATTGCATATAACGTTTCATACGCTGCTAAAAGGTCGGCTGACCTATCATCAGCAGGAGTAGCCGAAATTGGGCATAGCCAAATATCCGACGCCCCTGCCATTTGTGCGTGATAGAACGCTTCATAAAGTTCTGAATCTGCTGTATGGACTGTAGCCACATCTGTCAGGCTAGTGTACCGCTTGGCATCTAGTGTGTGGGCATAAGTCGGGTCAGCTCCAGAACTTGTACGCGCAATAATAACTAGTCTATCACTATAAGCTTCTCTAGAAGCTGCTAGTGCAGAATAAGTATCAGTGAGCGTAGTAGTTACACCTGGCATAGTTGCAGTCATCTATGCGGACTCCAATGAGTTTGTTCTTGGTTCTTCAAAAGACCTGAGTCAGTCATTTTTGCGCTCGACTTGTTTCTACAGAATTGTAGGAGTTGCCATATTAGCACTAGCAGCAGGAGGATGTATAGACCTCGCTACAATGTCAATTGGTACTAGCCTTCCAAATACATCAATGTCGTCTTCGTCGTGCATTTCTGTTGTATGGATTGAATCTGTAGAGTCAAGACTGGCCCTAATCTCTACCTCCAACTTTCGGAGGTTTGGTACGGTAGTTTGCGTAACATTCTGGGTGTAGAGAGTATACGCAATAAACCGCTTTACTGTGAATTGTGACATCTCTTTTAGAAGGTTGTCATCGTGGAATCTCATCGAATATCTGAGGTTCCTGGCTCCTAGTCTCATAAAGAGACCAGTATGTTCGAGCATGAATCGCTCGAACTCTTCGCAAAGCATATCAGCTATCTCGCCACCACCCTTTTCCAAAGGAACATGGATAGTAAAAACGACTTCATTGGTGAAGTCCTGGCGCATAGTCTGTACGTTTTGTCTAGTCTTTACTTCCACCCCAGCAAGATTTTGAACTGTAGATTCATCATCGAACCCTTCTAAGGTCCTTGGTCTAGGAGTCTCAGAAGCTGGAGTTCTTCGCTGTAGGTGAAAGGTTATTACAGGTTTGTTGTTGTCAAAAAGCTTGCTTCCTAAAGCTATTAGCGGTATATCTGGGTGCCCTTTGTGCCAAGCCATCTCGACAGCACGGGTGAACTTTGGATAGTCCATAGCCTCATCAACCTGAGGAAGTTTAGCCATAGACAGAACTAATGCCATTAGTACACCGGCCCAACTGTAAGATGTAAGTCTACGTCACCTATCGGATAATGCATATATAATGTCAAATCTACATAAAGTGTAAAAGCATTAGAGGCAAAGTGAGCTTCTATGTTTCTAACAAACCCAGCATTAACAAAATCTTTGAAATAATCCTTTAGTGTTTCTTCGGCTAAATAGGCTGCTGTTCCTATAAGCCCAAGTTTCTTCACTCCTTTTAAAAATCTTTGTATAGTATGTACCGTGTAGAGAGCCCTAAAGTCTGAATCTGTTGCTGCTCTAGTATAAGAGAGAGTAGTAACAAGGGTGCTATCAAAGACTCTTTCGTAGCCAACAGTAGTCCTAAATCCTACTATATTGTTTTCTTCAAGAGTTTCTTCTGTACCAGAGTAGTCTGAGGTAAAGATAATAGGAACTTTTACCTCTCTGTTATCTGGCGGAACGTCTGTTCCAATATTAGAAAGCAACCCAGCTAAAACCGTGGCCATACCAGAACTGTAATCTACGCTAAAATTATCATGGAAGTGGAAAGTGCCCATTCCGTCTACAAAGATGATACGAAAATCTTCCCCCGTGAAATGTGAACTGGCAGTTCCGTTATATGAGAAGATAGCTAACCTTAGATTTGTTCCTGAGGTTGCAGCACAGTGCTCAGCGAATTGGGATACGAATTCATCTTTTGTCACATCACAATCATAAGGTATTAATATGTCTATATCATCATTCTCGGAAATGAGACGAAGTGCAATATTATACTTGGCGTAAAGACTTGCCCACCAGGAGGTATCTCTGTCTAGTGGTGCTAGGTAATCTACCATTCCGCCCACAGCGTACAAATAGATATCTCGACATCCAGCATGATAGGTTTCGATTACTCCTCTGACGAGACTTGATTCATTAGTATCATCGCCAACGAATAAAGCTAGGGCTTCATTTATATCATGTACCGGATAAATAACACCTTCATAAAGAGAGTCAGTTACATCAGCGAAACCTAGAATACAGATTGAGTCTGTCAACCCCTGTTGCATAACAGAGTATTCATTACTAAGTTCCGAGGTTATAGTAAGATGATAAGGATAACCTGTCATTAGTTGTCGCTGCCTTCTTTGAGCCTACAAGCCAACGAATAGAATACAACTCGATTATCCCATCTTCTCTCTAAGGCTTTTGATACTTCAAAGCATTCCCATAGATGAGTGGCATTGTCAAAGTCATAGACTAAATCACCATATTTAGGGTTAACATTAGCCTCGGCAAAAAAGTAAGTTCCTTCAGCAAGAATAACTCCAGAACCCTCTACCCCTAAGGATGCTGCAAAAGACCACTGATTCCCCACCACCATTTTTCTCATAGTATATCTTTCCAGAGTGGTTTTAAAACCAGTCCCTGAACAAACAATACAGTTCTTATCGAACTTGGCCCTGCTGCCAGTCTGTGAACAAGATGTACAACGACGGCGTAGGTAAGTATCTTGTCCGTGCTCGACAAGTATTTCCTTGAATCTAGTAACTATAGCTTGATAAGTTGAAGCCATTTATTACTTTTTCTTCCTACGACCAGTATGCTTCCACTTGCGGGCATTCCTAGCAAAATTTGCTTGCCGACGAGTTTTAGCACTTGCATGACTTCCTTTTCTAAGTACATGTCTAGCGTGAGAGGCTACACTTCTCCCCGCTCTTTTTGCTTTCCTTGTAAACAAACCTCTATGAGATTTCTTGATATGTATCTTAGAACGTCTCCTAGTTGCCATAACTCCTCCCTACTACATTACTTCTTTCTCTTTTTTGAGAGCAGAGCTGAGACTTTTTTGGTCTTCTTGAATTTCTTGACTTCTTTCTTTACCCATTTGATTTTAGCCGTAACAAACTTTGTTACTTTTTTCTTAGCTGACTTTATGGTCATCTTACCTATCCTTATTGAGATTTTATACAATAGTTTCAGAATCAGTTTTAGCATTTGTTATTAGTCCTCATGCGGTGGATGTTTCCATCCACATATTGGACACTTTGGATATAGAGTTCTTCCAAGTGCCCGATGTAATGCCTTATGTTCTTTCTTAGTCATTACCTCAAGATTCTCTGGTCTGTTGTCGTCACGAACGCGATTAACATGATGGACTTGTTCCCATCGTTTCAATGACCTTCCAATCTTTATTTCAGCAATTACCCGATGTTCGTATCTCCATCTACCAGATTCAACCTTAATCATCCAGTAGCCCCCGTCAGTCTTCTTCCGAGCACCTACGTGGACTCTGGGTTTAGGCTTTTTAACCATCGCTTAATCTAGCCTTCTGTCAAATGTCTTCCATTCCCTACTTACCTGAGAACGATATGGGTCTACTCCAGCTCTTCCTGGACGTGGCCAGAATAAATCTACTGATTGAGTGACTCTGCCCCTCCCAAACAAATAGCCTTCCCATAGACCAAGAAGACCTTTGTAATCAACACCGCTCTTGACACCAGAAGTTATTTGTAGTTCACCCAGCATGAAAGAATCATTTGTACCAGTACCTTCAAAATGAGCTAGGATTAGGTATTTGGTGTAGTTCCTTATTTGTTCGAGCCGGTCAACTTCCCAACTGGCAGCATCAACACCTATCCGTGCTTTAACCTCCATGCTCATTATGTAAACTAGTCGCGCCCAGCCAATTGGGTCTACTTGTGCTGAAGTTGTGTACGGAAGAAAGTGATTAAGAGGAACATAAAAAGGAGTGATTGAACTTATGAATTGGAAGGTGGTATAGATAGCATTGATTGTGTAGATACAATTCTCGTTTAGATAGTATGCTGTCTCTCCTATTGCTGCTAGATTATCTAGAGTGATTGTAACTACAAAGGTGGAAACATTCTGGGTGATTGTGGGGGTGAGAACTGTTAATGCACCAGTAGCGAGATTTTCCTCTAGCACACTAATATTGGCAACTGTCACAGCTGCTGTGTATGTAAGTGTTATTGCTGTAGTGGTGTTGGGCACGCTAAGCGTACCGTCTGGAAGACTACATGTTACTAACGAGCTTGAGACTCCTACCGGAAGTGGAGGAGAGATTAAAGTGTAGTCTTCAATGACAACCTGGTCAATATCAAACTCATTGTCTGTAATTATCTCTTCCCCACCAGAAGAAGTCTGGAAGAGAACGATATTGTCGTTAGATTGAGGTACTCCAGTAGTGTCAACCAGATTTCTTACTATGAAGAAATAGTTAGTTAGATAAGGAAGAGGACTGATAAGATGAAGAGTTAGTTCTCTGGCAATTGAATCATAGTCTTGAGAGTTATCAATAGTTTCAAATGGGTCAGTGATATCTGAAACTGTCAATGGGTCTTCGGTAAGAACTCTTTCTATAATGAAGTTGTCATTAGAGGCTTCATTAAAATCAATAGGGCGCGCAAACTTTATTACAAAATCAGAACCAGCTTTTATCTTTTGCTGTGTTCCTGGCCAAGTGTAACTAACCCAAGCAGTATTGAATTGCTCTTCTAGTTCTATTGGTGGAAGAGTAGGTTCACCTAGAGCCTCTGTACCTAAAATCAGATGGTCCATATTACCACACTATCGCAGCGGGATTGTCAAAATTCTTGCTATCCTTCTGTGCCCACACATAATAAGTGACGCCAGTGTCAAGCCAAAAGGTTACTTTCCCATCAGAGTTTGTTTGTAAAGTTCCAGCAATTATTACCAACCCATCAGGGTCAGAAGATATCCATACATCAGCATCTGCCACTGGAGTAAGTCCTACTCCGACAGCTAGTGTTATACTACCTTCATCAGCTCCGGGACCTCTTAGCACAGAATCTAAATCTGAGTCTTCAATCCTGTTTTCAGGATATACCGTGATGATGTAAGAGTCATTCACCATGTATCCATCGGCGTGTGTAAATAAAAGCTGGTAATCTCCGGCAGCGGGGAATGTCATTAGATAGATATGAGCGCCGAGACCAGTATGAGTCATGTCGAGATAGGCGATATCATCTTCCCAGCTATTTCCATTCCACCACTTATTGGTAGATAATCTCTTAATAGAGATTCTGGCTCCTACCTTATAGTCTCCAGTAACCCTATTCAGACTCATCATCGGAATTGATGTTTCTACGCCTACTATTATATCTTGCATACTTATCTCCGAGAGAAGCTACGCATTGATTGAACTAGTGCAGCTACACTGACTCCAGTCCCAGGCATTATAGCTGTTGGCCAAACTTCAAAAGCTTGTGCATAAAAACCTGGAGATACTGCTTGGGTGGTAGTTTGGAGGGTCGGTGCTAATAGATTAGAAGTAGCTGTCCCTTCTCCTATTAAGAGAGTAAATCTTATGTCTACAGATGGAGCAATCGCCTCCGCAAAAGCTGCTAGCCCCGGGGACTCTACTAGCCAATCTTGTAGATTATCTATTTCCACCAGCTCTGCAAAAGCTCTCCATGGTTCTGGGGAGACTATAGAAGAACTGTCAAGAAGATTTTGGATAAACAGTGCAAGAGCCTCAGCAGATACAGCTAGAGAAATCATAGCTTCAGTATCATTAGCCGAAATTATTATCTCAGCAACGGCTGCCATCGGGTTAGTGGTAGATACAGATGATGCTTCCTCTATTGCGTCCAACAGAAGTGATACAGCAGTTGTTGGGGGAGATATTGGTTCAGAAGAGAACCTAACGTAGGTTTCGGCCCATTGAACTATTGCAGTGAGGATGGGAGCTACAGAGCGGCTCTCAGAAGCGCTGTGAGGAACAATAAGGGCAGTCATGGCCCAAAGCGGGGTACTACCAATATTCCCAGAACAACTCATTGTAGAGGATTCTAGCGATGCTGAAGCAAGCTTTGATTGGCTTATAGATAGAGCTGTCCCTGCTGCCAAGGTAGCTGTAAACTGTGCCCCTACTTCTATTGGCAGAACAATCTGTGTTATTGGGATTGTTAGGTTCGCCTTAGCAAATATAACTTGTGCTTCTAGAACCGGCGCTATTATGGTATGTGAGAAGAATAGAGAAGGATTCTCTATTACCGCTGTAGCTGTAAGCGCCGGAGATATACGATAGGTATCAAAGTCTGTATCAATATCAGAAGTTTGTAGAACTGCTTCTGCTAAAAGAACAGCACTGAATATCTCTATACTGCTGTTTAGAGAAGGAATCTGAGAGTCTGCGGTAGCAGACATGATGTTTGATAAAACTGTTGTAGAATCTGTTTGAGATAGAAGCGGCTCAATTAGTACCAATCCAGTCGCTATCAGTGTCTCGCTTAAAACAATGGTAGAGGACTTAACTACTGGACTCTCTACTATGGCAGTAGCGGTCTCAGGAATAGCTATCTGCTGATGAGCAATCCTTGGGATTGCTGATAAGAAACTGGCTCCAGAGCTTATAGCAGAGACAACAATAGTATTTGAGAAAATTAGTGATGGAATTCCGCTTAGGGCCGTAGCTATGAACTCTGGGATAGTTATAGAAGTATCAAAATCAGTATCTATTCCTGGAGTCTGTAACTCGCTGCTAGCTAAGAATGAAGGAGAAGATGCCTCAGTACTCCTATAAAGTACGGGACCTTCAAGGCTTACTCCAGCCAATAGAACACTAGAAACTATCTCAGTAGATGAAGTTTGAGCTAGTGAGGGAGTCGCTATAGTTGCGCTTGTAGCGGTAAATCCAGAAGCAACAATAGTACTGGATGATAATACGGCTGAGGCTATTAGTTCTGTACTTGCGGCAAAAATGCTGGGGCTTGTTAGGGCTGAACCTACTGCCTGATATCCCAAGCCTGACCCCGTAGCTAATAAAGAATTTGCAATTGCTAAGACAGTACTAGTGTAATCAGCTATCTCAAATGCGGCAGACGCAATAGCCACCCCAGATATTTGAGTTGAATCTATCTTAGGTGTCGCCCCCACCAAAGAAGTACTACCAAGCATTGCTCCAGATATTGTCAGTATTGAAGATGTTTGTGCTAATGAAGGAGCAACTGCTATCGCATTAGTAGCTGCTAATACACCACTGATAGTGGCGGTAGATGTGGTCGTCCCTGTAATCGGAACTACCAATTGAGATGTTGCAGCAGCTGCTAGAGGTACAACAATCTGAGATGTAGTAATAGCGGAACTTGGAGTGCTTATACTAGAAGCAAGCATCCCGTTCGTAAGAATTATTACAGTTGAGGCTGAAGCATTCGGAGCTATGGCGATAGCATTAGTTGCCGTGAATACAGGACTTGTTAAGCTTTGAGATGTAACTACGGATGGAGAAGTAACTATCGCAAAGTTCGTAGTCGCAACTTGAGAAGATACTATAGAAGTAGCGGAGACAGATGGGGGAGCTGTAGCCCCCGAAACGGATAATGTAGTAACTATAAGTTTCTGGGTCGTGACTAGAAGTGGGGCCGCTAAGATAGCACCTGTGGCTGTTGCAGCTGGAGCAGTAGTCTGTGCGGAACTAAAAGCAGAAGCAGTCCCTACAATTGCAGTAGCAGTTATTGGTACAACAATAAGATTCTGAGATGTAGCAACTCTTGGAGCTACGATTAGGCCGCTGGAAGCAAGCATAGAACCTATTGTTGTTAGTGCAAATGTTGAGACTTGAGGAATGGGTAGGCTTACACTTGCCTCTAAGAACGAACTATTGCCTAATTCAACTATGTCAATAGTTGTAACCCCTGCTCCACCAATAGAAGCGCTAGCAGCCATAAACAAATCATTGCCTAGCTCTACTACATCAATAGTTGAAATCGCTGGAACTTCAACTACTCCTACGGCCAACATCCCATTTGTTAGTCCTGCAGTATAAGCAGTAGAGCCAGTGGTAGCTACTACTACAGGCGCTATGGTCGCTGCTCCGGTAGCTGTAATTGCAGGAGCGATTGCTAGTTTAGGAACAATTATTTTTGGGGCAACAACGATACCAGTTGCAGCGGGAAGAGTTGAAACAACAGCATGGGTGTCTGCCCATACATCACTATATTGGCAAAGAGCAGCCGCAAGCATACACAAAGAGACTGCTGTTACATGATTCCAGACAAGTACATCAGCATATTGCAACGTACTACTAGCTAGCATTCCACTTACTAGAGCTACAGCATATGCGGCTTGTACTACGGGTACTGCAATTATTGCCCCAGTTGCAGTTAGTTCCGGTGAAGTTTGTGTCGAGGCCACACTGCCCGCGTCATATGTGAACACGTCCCCGCCGCCCATGTCGGCATAGGTGGCAGCTGCTACAGACGCAAGTAGGTTCCCCCCAGCATCGGGGTCGCCGTCGTAGACGTAGACGTAGGTGAGCGGGAAGAGGACGGCGGACGCGTTCACCGTGGCGGTCCCCGCGGAAGCGGCGGCCTTGGCGGTCGTGGTACCGTCCGTCACTTTGCAGTAACCGCCCGTGGGAATGCCGGAACAGACGACAGTGACGCCGGTGCGGTACTCCACCCAATCGAGGTTGTTGCCAGCGTAGTTAATGAACCGGATGCCGCCATAGGCACAGTCATACGTAGTCTCCGTGGTGGCCGTGTCCAAGTCCACCAGGGCCGACGCGCCCGCCCGCCCATAGACCGTGGCGGCATCTTGCCACAGGCGCAGCACGCCATAAGCTCCCGGACCGGGGTAACTGGTGGCGGCATCTGTACCAATGCTGGAGCTTGCGGCGTTGGTAGCCTTGCCCAGGCCCCACTTGTTAACCGTGGTGATCCCGACGAAGGAATACCCATCCAGGTCCGCGTCTGGGGCAGCCGTTCCTCGGACGCACAGAAAGGGACCACTTATGCGTCCGGCCCCAGAGGCATGACGCAGCCCCGAAGCCGTGACACACTTGACCGGCGTGAGCGTCTTGCGAACCACGTACTTGTTGGCGGTGCAGGTGGCTGTGCCCCCGGACACCGCCATTGTGGCCCCAGACTGTGCGTTGTAGTTCCCGCTCGTGTCCGAGCCGAACTCATCGCGTTCCAGGAGGCCAGTGGTCGTGCGAGTTATAGAGGCAGCCACTTATATCACCTACGTAGAATCTAATAGAAGTGATTTTTTGATAAACCCAGGACCGGCTAAGAGTGTATAGGTACCCGCTTGCTTAATAGTAGTGGCTACACCTGTTGTCAACTCTATATTTTGAGCACCTCCCGCATACATCCCATCGCCCATAATGACACAACAGTTAGAGTTAGCTTCAAGGGTTGTATATTCCCTCTGGTGAGCTAAGGTGGTTGGCGACCAAGATATAGTCTGAGCTGTCCCTTGGGCAAAAGCAGCAGTAACGGCCAGAGTACTATCTGTTGGAGCGAAACCATTTTGATGTATATTAGTATTGTTGGTCGTATATGTAGAAAATGAATAGCCGTCTTTTGGGTCTCCACTTCTTGCACAATAACGATATACACACATAGCAGCGAGTGTACCCGTGGAACCTAATGCCGTCCAGCTATAGCTTCCAGACTCAGAAGCAGCTCTTTTCCAATACATAACACAACGATAATCTGTAGATAAAATCGCACCATTCCATGCCGTGAACCCAGAGCAAGAGGGGATACTAGGTCCTCCAGACTTATATGTAAGGCAAAAACATACTAAAATATCATTGTCAAGTATCCCTACGGGAGCGGTTACAACTACAGTTGCTCCAGAAGCAACATTAGAAGAAGAGGATACAAATACTTGATTATTTGCCATTGATATTTTATTAGGCTATTAGCCCAAACCCTTTCCACGTTCCCGGAGTTGCCGCAGTTGTACATACCCAGCCCATATAACCACCACTAGCAGGGGCACTATTCCAGACCGTATCTCCAACAAGATGTGCTCCAGTAGTCGGAGCTGCAGACGCCCAAGACACTTCCGTAATAAGACCTTTGTGCAAATTATAATAATGAGGTACTCGTAAATTGCTTCCGCTGTTATCATTAAAGGAGAAGACGGTTCCATCATAGCGGTTTATGTAATTAGCGGAATAGGTTGCGGCAGCTAGATTTTGGATGTTTGCAGATTGAGTCTGGTCTTCAATTAAATTCCCAGTAGTGAAATCTGTCTTGTAGATACGAACGTCTTGTATAGATGGGGGAGAGAAAGAATAACCTGAGCCATGGGAGTTCGTCGCTCTTAGGAAGGGACGAGAAGTACCGCCAACCGTCTGTACTGAGATAAGAGAATTTGAAAGTGTAAAATCTTCACAATCTACTAGCCTTATTATTGCTGCATCACTAGCTGCGCTTGCCGCAAAACCTTCACAGTGGATATTTGTCATCCTTCGCGAAGAGCCAGTGTTAAAATAAAAAACACTATCTGAGTGAGCGTACTGTGATGTAACCCAAGTGTCGATTTTCAGGTCAGAGCCACCCCCTACTCTTAGTTCGTTCTTGAATGTATTGAGAGCGGCACTATAACAAGTTATACGTTCTATTGAACCTGCATCTACAGAACCAATCACTATTCCACAATTCCCCGTGGCCGCCGAAGTAGGAACGTCCATAGTGATATCTCTGATAAATCCTGACTCGTTTATCGTGCCCCAACCAATTAAAGTTTTGTTACTGTTGTTATAAGTTCTCAAGCATAAGTTTTCTATCTGGGGGTAGAGGCTAAGACTTGAACCTGTAGTGATATTGTCAGCTTCTGTTGCACTCCAGTTCTTAATTAGATAGTTGCCGTTGAATGAACTACTCTTGCAACAGATTATGCTTCCCCCCCCAGATTGATTGTGTGATCCCATGAGATGCAAGTTTTTGGTAATGATGATTGGGGTTCCACAAATGTATGTTCCGGGTGGGAAATAGATAGTACCACCAGTGGGGGCAGCGGCTATTGCGGCTGTAATGGCAGTAATATCATCAGTGCTGTTGTCACCCTTTGCTCCATAATCTCTAACATTAGTATAACTTCTCAAAGCAGAGATGTTGATTTTCTGAGATGTCGGGGTAGTAGCAGTATTCTGTACTACATACATGGCATCTGTAGATGCCAATGCACTAGCAGCAGTTAAAGCAGTAACCTTTTGATTAGCCATAATTAAGCCTCCATTGATAAATAGTCACCAGTCTCAAGTAAGAACAAGTCACTAGTTTCTAGCAAGAATATATTGTAGTCATACACAGGACTAGCGCCCGTACCATAAGCACTGATTGTTGCATTGGTAATTGGGGTGTTTAACACTTCAGCCCATGTTTCCCCCCGCTTAAAAAGCACTAAACTCACAGAAGAGAAACTAAACCCGTTTACTTTGGCAATAGTTTTCCAAGGCTTTTGTGGAGAATGGCCGTCGTTGCTGTCAAAACCATTGGTGGCATCCACGAAATATTGAGTAGAGGAGTTTAGCCACCCTACTATCATTGAACCTGTTATAGCCATAGTATCTTCTCTACTTTTTTATCTGTGAGTTAGGAACTATATTTCGCGTGAGACGGTCATCTCTATACCGCCGTCAGCGTGCCCCAGTCGGGGGCTTCGATGTTGCCGGTCATGTCATTGTCGGCGCTGTAGGTGCCGGTACCGTTGACCACCAATATGCCCTTCTTCTGTTTCTTGGTTCCTCGGTCGTCATAGCCGTGGTTGGCCGTCGCGGTGATGTTGACGGGCGCAACGCTGAAGTGGCAACCGTAGTAACCACCTACACTGGCACCGCTATTGTTGTGGAAGATGTTGGCATCGAGAACCAGGTCGGTCATGGCGGCGGAAAAGCGGCATCCGGTGTCGGCGTTGTTGTAGAAGGTATTGCCCCTGCAAACCACTCCGGTCCTGGCCGAGTTCTGGAGCACGCCATAGTCGGGGCTGTTCTGCACTAGGTTGTTGGTGAAGGAAACGCTGTTTCCCCAGGCGATTTTGAAGCCGGTGCAGCCCGTGAATGTGTTGTCGTCCACCGTGTTCCCAGCCGCCGAAACCACGATTGGGGACCTGCTGTTATTCGTCCAGTCCACGAAGGTGTTGCCGGTGACGATGTTGCCCGTCGTACCCGCGTCTTGGACGGCGATACCGTGCGAGGTGCAATTAGCTCCGTAAGTGAGGGTGTTATTCTCTATCAGGTTGCCGGTGGCGTTCCCGTAGGCGTTGGTAAGCACACTGATACCGACGCCGCCGTAGTCGGTGACGGTGTTGCCACTGACGGTGTTGTCATGAGCGCCCTGGCAGGATATAGCCACACCGGTTCGACCGGCCACACCGACGAATGTGTTATCGAGGCAACTATTGTTGTATGGCGACCCAGAACCAGCACCGAAGAAGGCTACCGACTCACTACCCGAGCCTTGGAACAGGCAGTTGCGGGCTATGCAGTCGTGGATGTTCTCTTCAACCATGAAATCGTTGCCGTTGCAGTAAGTGGTGCAGTTAATCATCTGGGTATAAGAACCCAGTGCGCCACCGACTATCAGGGCGCTGCCGTCTATCTGATCGGTCGCGCTGTGGAAGTTGGACATTCGGCAACCATTGGCTGTGAGATGTCCGTATGTACTCATGAGAGCGAGGCAGTGCCGTACCGTTGTCTGGTTCGCCCCCCGACCGTCCATGTCGATGTTGCGGATGGTCACGTTGTTGGCATAGATGCGCCATAGGTCGTGAGTGGCGTTGGTCTTGTGATTGATGAGGGTCGCCCAGGTGTCAGGGCGCGGAGTGCCGGAGACCGCTCCGCCCAATATCTGCAGTCCTGCGGTGTGAATGTCCAGGTAGTCGATAAGATACGTGCCCGCTGGAAAGTAGACGGTGACTCCGGCTGACGCTGCGTTGATGGCGTTTTGCACGGCAGTTGTGTCGTCGGTCGTACCATCCCCAACAGCTCCATAATTCTTGACGTTAAGAAAGGGAGCCCAATCTACGAGTGCGCTTTTTACAATTCCCATATCACGCCCTTCATAACTAACGTTTTACCCAGGCAAGATTATCACTCTTCAGCGGAATGAGCATATCCCCGATTTCCATGAAGCTCCCCAGTAATAGTGCAGTGTCAGAAAAGGCAGCACCATTATTGGCTTGGATGGCAGCAACCCAGGCGTCGGACTTGTATGAGGGGGACACTATAACGGGGCCGATATAGGCGTATGGCTGACGCACTCCTAGGTTTGTCGCACCAACCCAGAAGTCGGTTAACGTGCCGATGGTGGCTGTAACACCCGTACGTCCCGCGTCCGACACGCCATCGACATCCAGATAATAAGTCGCCGTACTCGGGTTAGACCAGCGCGCCACAAAGGAGTGCGCCGTACCAGCCAACCACGCGTTGGCGTGGTAGTCGGAGGTAGAACCGTTGAGCAAGTACAAGTAGGTTCGGCCAGTAGATTGGTGTACCCCGACTTTCGCGTTATTCGTGCCGAACCACTGTAGTGGGTCCACCGGAACAAAGTCCCCAGGCCACAATGAGGCACCACGGAAAGCAACCGTCCCATTCTCCGCTGCGAGATGCGTTCCTGTGGGGAAGCGCAACACGTTTGCCGCCCACACACTGGTACTTGCGTCAGCCGTACTGGACCAGGCGCAACCAGGAGTGTTGCCATCGAAGTAGGGGGTGAGGATGGAAGACTTCTCCGCCATTACCTTAGTGAATGACAAATCAACTACACCGCCAGTGCCTATATTGGATACTCTAACGTACATGCGCATACCTGTTCCTCCAGCCCCAATTACCCCCGTGGCAACATTGACTGTGGGAGTTGCAGTAAGAGTAACCGTAGTATCAGCAATGGTAGCGTAACCTGGAGTCGTGAGTGACACAAGACGAACAGTAACACCTGTTGATGAACCACTCATAACAGCCTGCAGAGTTACTGGGTCTCCAACAGCAAACCCACCAACAGCAAGCCAAAATATAAGCTCCTTATCACCGGCAGCATCTCCAGCCACACCCGTGTACTGTATGCGTTGTACACCATTAACACAGGTATATGTGGGAGTCCCCGCTATAGTAGAAGAATTGGTCCACTGGTCTAACTGCCCATTAGCACTACCATCATAAGCCATTGGGTTAGTGCATAGGTTCGTCCTTGCGGGTGAAAAGAAACGCATATCATTGAGATAGGTGCCCCCACCAGTGTCTGTGAGTGGGATGATTCCAGTATCAACCCAACGTATAGTTGTTGAATGTGTATATGCCATAACTTTACTCCTGGCTTTTTACTATGACAAAGGCACTATCTTATAATGCTTTTGCCGCAAATCAAAATCTGCAAATATCTTGTAGCCATATTCTATGGCTTTTGCACAGAAGAAGAAGTCTTCCCCCATGTCAATTATGTTATCTGGGGTGACTACTACTTTGTACCAAGGATAAGGTATCTTCTCAAATACTTCGCGCTTTATTAGAATACCAGTAGCACCAATACCATCTATTTCTTGTAATCCTTTGGGCAAATCTTCATTATCAGGAGTGAGCATTCTAAACTTTCTTTCCCCGACTTCTCTTTCTCTGGTGGCGGCAGTGTATACTACTCTGCCTTCTACCATTCCAGGAGCAATAGAACCTACTATATCTAAGTCATATGCCAAAAGCTTTTCTACTGTTCCATCCATAGGAACACAATCTGAGTCTAGAAGAAATATATAGTTGAAGTTTGTTCCCAGAAATCCTGATATTTGGTTGTTGCGAATAAAGTCAATTGGATGAGTGGCTATTGTGATATCTAACCCAGCATGATAACCATGTTCGTGAGCATCTCTAACAGTTCTTACAACCCAACCTACTGCTTCTGCCCTTATATCTCCTGCTGTTGGAATTGATATTAGAACTCTCTTGTCCCAACTCATCATTTCTTCAGGCATTCTTATTCCTATCCTTTGTTTTCAACTTCTAAACTGAAAAAGAATGGAACCCCTCTGTCCCAAAGGGCTCGGGGGCTCCATTCTTCCTTGTCGGGGAGACATTGAAAAGAGTGTACAGGCTATGTAACTGTAACTCTAACTACTCCACCTGTTGACCACTGAACTGTGAAAGTACCGTTAGAAGAACTCATGGTATCTCCAAAGTTCACATAGCCAATAAGAACCTGACCGGAAGCCTGAGTGCCAGAACTCAAATCATAAAGCACCGCATATTGGGCTGAGATGGTAGCACTGGTCCACTGAGCATCTGTGAGGTCAGCAATGACAACCGTATTGGTAGTGTCGTAGGTCAAGGTTGCCCCTGTTGGTCCTACTGTAACTCCACCAGTAGTATACCCATTTGTCTGAGCGCATTCACTAGTGACAGTACCATAGAACACATGTGTGTTCTGGTTCGGGGTATAAGAAGCAGTGCATAGAATGCACTTTATTGTGTTGGCTGTCCACTTAATGGCTAGGGCCTGGTCATTAGCCATTGCCTTGTAAAGATAGTTGCCGTAAAGTTTTGCTGTAACAGCGATAATATCACGCTCCTATAGGAAAGAGGTTTCTCTATATCTGTAGAGAATAAATTGAAAGCCTCATTTGGGCTTATAACAACTCAGCTTAAATAACCTTAAGCCTCGTTTGGACTTATATCAATAATTCCCCAAGCGTCCATGCCAAATCTTTGCCAGTATTCAAAGGGGATTTTTGCGAACCCACCATTTGCCCAAGACGTGTTCCAGGAATTGATGATGAGGAACCATTGTTGGGGGAGATTATATCCAATTACCCCGATACAATGTCCACCTAATATTTTAGTGAAATGTACGGGTACAAATCCTGCAGCTGAAGTTGTTTCAAATTCGTCAGTGACTTGTATGCCCATAGCGAATGGACCATTTTGAGCTAGGGCACGACACATTTCATCAATGGTTAGTAGCCTAGCGTAGGTCCTAATACGGAATGGACGTATTTGGATTGGGTCTATATCTAGAGAGGCATATTTCCCGAAATAGTAAGTATTATCATCTGGGACTAAGCGGGAAGGACAACACCCCTCTTTTGCCATTACCCTCATGGCTGCTCTGATGACAGTGCCTTCAGCATAAGGGTCATCATCTGATTGTTTACATTTGTCGTACAACCAAAGTGGAGAAAGCGGTTCATACTCATTGTTGAGTTTATCAACGGTCATCTTGACTTGGCTGCAACCCCAACCAACGCAAGAGCCTACTTTGCCTTGATCCCCGGGGATAGGAGCCCATTCAAAATAGCTCATTTCATCTGGGATAGGCTTAGAAAAATCTAAGAAACTTCCTAGAAGAATGTCTTTGTTATCTATAGGGTCTGGATTACAACCTAGCTTCATTCGAATGCCTTCAGTACAGTCTTTCTATTTTTGTGACCCTTTTCATATTGGAGGAGATTATCTTTGCGCTCGGTGTTTACTTTTGAGATTAGGCTTATGGACTCTTTTACGTCTAGTGTCAAGTATTCGTTTAGTAGATGTTCCTCCAAAGGGTCTACCGAAAAAAGAGGGCCGGTAGGATTTCCATTTATATTTATGATGCCCCATTCACTAAGACTGTCCAAAAGCACCAGGTCCTTTTTTGATATATCGTCTGGCACTATTGCTGCTATATTATTTGGGGCTCTCAAATTCAACCTTCCGGCTTTAACAAGGGAGTTTCTTTCAGGATTCTTTATAGATACAATGTCGCCTGGTCTGACCTGCCCCATGGCAACCCTCCCTCTTTAGGAGACAAGGGGTGAGGCAGCACGATATCTGACCCACCCCTTGTTTCAATCCTAGTTATTTGCTAGGTATGGCTTCTAGGCAAATGCCTCGTAGTTACGAGTCACTACCACATTCTCCGCCAGCTTGATTTGACGCTCTCCATAAACCACAATGTCATACCGTTCTTTGAGCTTCAAAGTCTGGATGTCGCGGGTTGGGTCATCAAACCGTTCCGTAATAACATCTTCACGCACTAGTAAGGAGCCGATATCTTCGGCATCAATGGCATAAATATCAGTTACCGGATAGGTTCCTGAAGTATCCCATTTTACGTATGGTGAGAGAATGATAGACGGAACCCATGGGAACATACTGACAAAGGCACTGTCACTGTAAAGGTTTCGACCTTTAGGCAGCTGTGCCGAATAGACGCTTCGGTCCCCATAGATTTGGAACTGACGCACCACTGGGTCTTTGGCAAGCAAAACCCAAGCCAGAGGGTGCATAATTAGATGTGTGAAGTTACGTTCGTCAGCAATAAGTTCGCCAGCAAGAGAGAGGATATCCATAAGACTAAAGGAGCCGTTGGCAGCCGGTGAGGTAGCATTGTCAACACCAGTTGTCTCATAGACGTGAGGAGAAGATGTTATGTCGTTTGTAAGCACAACGACAGCTTCTGACTCAAACCTTTCCTGAGCGATACTTTCTTTTAGGCGCTGCATAGCACGGCCAGCAGCACGAAGGTGCAGACCAACAATATCCCACTGAGAATCAGCGATGACTTCATCAGTAAGGGGTACTTTCAGACCTTTTTTAGAGATTTTACCTTCGAGCCTACGCTCAAAGACTAAACTCTGGTCCGGGTATTCCTGACCTTCAGGTACTTCAGATGCGCGGAGAGCACCAACTGCCGGAAACTCAACAGCACGTCCGTCGGTACGGATGACTGTAAGTAGCGGTGTGATGATTCTCATTGGCTCAGAAGCTTCTTCTAGGACATTCTGGATGACCTTGGGGAAAAGGATTGAAGCGTCAGGAGTCGAGAAAGCCTCTTTGATAGTGATACGGCCTTCAAGTTCTCTGCCAGTTTCATCCTTATAGGTATATTTTCCGTTACGAGAAATAGCCTGAGCTAGAACTTCGCGTTCGGTAATATTTTTGTCGGCAAGCATTTCTTTTAGAGTTTTCATATTGAATACACCCTTTCTAGAGCATCAGAGCAATGGTAACCATGCCCTGGCTCCCGTAGCGGTCAAGAGCGTCATCAATACCTTCGCCAGCTTCAGTATTAAGCATGGGGGAAGTAGTAACTCCGGTTTCGTACATAGCGACATAGTCTGCTGTAGCGAGAACACCGGGACGATCTTGTGTCAGTGTATTCAGTTTTCCAGCGAAGTCATCTTCATAGTGAGAATGCGGCCATGTAAGATATTCCATCAGCTGGGTGTCAAATGTGACTCCGAATTTCTGGATGTCGATGATTTGTCCAACGATTTTCGTTGTAGCGGAGCCTAACGAATGAGCAGCATTGAACTCTGCCCATTTGCAGAAGCGACCAAGATGGTCGGACCTGACGTAGTCTCCTGGAGAAACTGTAGCAGTATACGGGTCCAGTACGGATGGAATGTAGGGATACTTGATGTAACCTCTACGAATCCAGCCAGCGCCCTGGCTCGTACCTTTATCGAAGGGGCGGAACAGATGATACTGTGCCACACCAACAGGGTTAGCAGTCATGTCACAAATAGTGAATACCGGAGTATAAGCACCATCTGCTCCATCAACCTTGAGAGCTAGAATAGTCCCTTTAGGGATTAATACCTCGTAGCGTTGGTCCTCAAATGAGTGGTACCACAAGGTTGGGAGAGAATCGTCTGGGAAAAAATACGTGGCTGGCGCGATGCCTTCAGACACCATGATGTCAGCTGTAGTTTTACCATAGACTTTCTTATAGGATGCTTTAGCCATTCCTTATGACCTTTCCTTAAGGTCGTCTATTAGAAAGTAGCTTGGTAAACGATTCCACTAGTTCGTTGTCGTCCAATTCACCTAGTGGTGTCGCTTCCTCGCTTGTGCTATCACTGTCGTGTACTACTGGTACTGGGGACAAAGCCTCAGTCAGTGTTTCTCTCGGTAGAATCCCAGAGTTGCTAATATTAACAGCGATGCTGAAGTCTTTGGCTTTAAACTCCTTGCGGAGTTCTTTAAGTTCTTCAAGCATTGACTTGACGGTCACTTTGGAATAGAATTCCTCTAGACCTTCCATGTCTTTGCCTTCAGCCTTTTCTAGAATGAGCCTGAGGTCTACGACGTGCTGAGAGATAATAGAGCGGACGTTCTTTGCCCATTTTCCCGCAGCATCTTCCTCTGCCTGGAGACTAGCTCTAAGCGTAGAATTGTCGGCCTCAAGTTCTTGTACTTTGTTCTGTAGTCCGGTGACCCTAGAATCCTCTTCAGCTGATTCTTTAACCTCAACCGCAGGTTCATCAGATTCAACAACTTCAGTCTCGTCTGTAGCAAAATAACCTTCTAAAGCAGTTATATCTTCATTGGAATCCGTTACAACGGAGTCCTCATCAGACGTATCCGTCTCTTCTGGGCCTTCACTGACATTCGTTTCCTCGGTAACCGCTTCTTCTCCGTCTGGTACAACGGAGTCGTCTCTAGTTGATTCTGCATCTATAAGGGTTTCCTCCACAGAACTAGCGTCTTGAGTTAGGGTCTCCTCATCCTTTTTCTTCATAGGGGATTCATCTTCTCCCTCGGAGTTGAGTAGACTCAGGAATTCATTCCAAGATTCCTTTAATGCGAGCGCAATATTGTCAGTTTTCTTATCTGACTTCCGTTTGCTTTTGGGGATGACACCCTCATCTCCGTCAGCGTAGAATTCAAAACCTTCGGATTCTCCAATGTGAACTACACCAGCATACCTATCAGCGCTACAGTCTGCGGGTAAGTTGACAAAGGAAACTTCTACAGGTTCTATGTCTCTGATAATGGCAGAGCACAATGTTTCGTCTCCACTATCCTCATTGACATATTTGCGTCCAACAGTATGGTCACAGTCACAGTCATCATCAAACCAGTTCTGGCCACAAACGCTACATGACACATTGCTGGACATGACTCCTACACTAACTGTAGCGTACCGTTGGTCATAAATCTTTTGTACCGCATCTTGGTCAGGCACAGATGCCACAACCGATAGAACACCATCAGTGTCACTAAACCGGAGGACGTTAGCTTCTTTTATCCGACCGAGCGGTTCCTCAAAGATATCATGGTTCTTGAGAATTGGCTTGCCATAAGGCTTTGTCCACTTCTCTACTGAAAGTTCCAGTTCTTCGAGGGGAAAGGTATGAAAGTTTTTTGTCATCCCAGCATGAATTGCATTGATGCGCACATTGAACGCCTTTGTAGCAGGAGACGCCGACTCTTTAAATTCGGCCATCTCTAGCTTTAGGCACTCAGCTTGTTCATCAGAAAGCTGGAAGTGTGTCGTCTCCAGGAATACTGGATTCGTCATCCTCTTCATTTATACCTCGGCTCCCATAACAAATCCTCACAGCACGCTGGTGGAGGATTTGAAGAATACTCTCGTCGATTAGTGATTCGTCGATACTATGTCGTTCGGCGTACTTCGACTTTAACAGTGCATCTATCTCAATTAGTTTATCTATAACTCTATACTCCTAGAAGATAACTGCAATCTGTGGTAATGGCGCAAACCTACAATTATTGTGGGATTATATGTACTTTGCATCCACAGTGTGGATGCGTACTAAAAGGAGGTACACTCTGAGGTTCTAGAGATTTTACATCTAGCCATTGAGAGTGGCATTCTATACAGTCTGGTTCTGAGTCTTGCCAAACTTTATCTATCTCAGCGTGCATTGCTACTATACATACTCCCCAATTTTCAGCCAAAGCCATGTGTGTAGCTACTACTGAATCTAGACGATAATGTAATGCTTCAAATGCAAGTTCTACACCTTGGAATGGAACATCTGCTCTATGAACTTCTTTCTCTATGCGCTCCGTAAGGTCTACTACTAATTTGTCAATGTAGTAACAGAGGCTACTAATTATCTTGTTTGTGTGCATATTGAACATGGTCATTCGCATTGGCGCAAGTTCTGGGTCAATGGCACGAGCTTCTTCAAACCCACGGTCCAAACCAAGTTCTAGATATTGTGTTACATCAAAACGGAGAGCATCTTCTATATCTATCTGGTAGAGGGATTGCACATAACCTAAGTCTTTGGCTATGAAATTACCAGCATCTTCTGGGTATTGACCTCTGATATAGTCAATGACATCTTCTTCCATCTTGCCCCAGATGGCGTCTACTCTATATCTTTGTTGTTCGGCGGACATGTCTTCTTTGAATAAAGAAACTAGTTGACGGAAAGAAGTTATCTCATCTTCAATGGGCAGACTAGAAGTTTTCTTGGCTTTCGTCTTGGCATTAGAACCTTGGCCATCTCCTCCCGCAGTTTTTTGAGCAGCAGCTTGAGAAGCCATCTGTTGAAACTTAGCTGTTATCTCTCCTATCTTGAAAGAATAGAAATCAGTCATATCCTCTGCCGGAGTAAGCCCCAACTCGGACCTGAGTTCTTTATGAGAGATAGCATCTTGTACCCATAGTTGTAACTTGTGGTTCTCTCTCTTGATAAGAGAATCTGTGTCAATCTCTTTGAAGAGAAGGGCTACCTTACTCTCAGATTGGCGCTCTTCACCAATGGCTAAATTAAATCCACCCTCCATTAGCCACTTTGTAAAGATAAAGAATGTGAAGGCTTCCTGCAGAGTTTTCTGGAAAGCCTTCACATCATCATATAGTTGGACATCGAGTCTGTCAGCAACAGACCTATTTGCGGCATCACTAGCATCGCCCACTTGGATGGGGGAAAGACCTAGCCCAATGATAACACGACTTTTGAAGTAGTCCATTATTGAACTAAGTCCATCTAGTTTTACATCTGACAAAACAACTTCGAAATCATCGCTTCCTGGCATAATGAGAGCCCCTTCTAGCAACATTCCCTCTAATTCATACCAGATATCACTAATAACTTCATCTTTTTTGGGCAGCGTAGCCTCTAAAGTTGGAGTCCCTACTTTGTATTTAAAAATAGGAAATGCTAATCTGTGCGCAGCTAAACTAGCATCAGTTTCGAGTTGTCTCAGTATCCTGGCATCAGGAAGAACCATCTGCAGAGCAGGATAAGATAGTACATCTCCAGATTCTTCATCGTTCTTGATTAGTATTATTTCTTGTGGGTCGTACTCTTTGGTGTTTTCATTGGCCCCTGAGGACACTGAATACCCAGGAGTAATTATTTGCCGCCATTTTGTTACATTGCCGTATTGGTCGCGCTTAAATTCCAACGTATCAATTGGCAATATTTCGTAAGATACAACAGCACCTTTTTTAGATAAAGGTCCAATACCCTTTAGGGGTATATTGACACCCATCTTTTTGAGGTCTTTAGTAGGAACACGCCGTTCCCAAATAACACAGTTATCGAACATGATGAGTTCACGACTAACCTTACGCAAGAAGGAGTCAAAGCTTTCTCCGGCTAGGACTCCAAACAATTCCATTCTTGAGAGAATGTAAGCCTGTGCATCATCATCTTCGGTTTTTAAGACGTAGCCATTTTTCCAGATTAGATTCTGAAAACGATTAGCCCTACGACGGAAGAGGGGTTCAGTCCTCCCAGCACGACGCAGGGCTCTAAAATCTACTTCTGGAGCTTCGAATCCGGGTGTCTTAAGCCAAATCTTGTTGCTACCGGTGGCAAAAGCACCTCTCTTGATTCTACGGCTATAATCTGTGGGGTCTTCGACTGCTTCAAGAGCAGAGAAGACTGCTGACGCTGGTTCTCTAAATGAGAGTAAACGCGAAAGCTCTCTGATTTGTGACATATGTAGCGTTACCTTTTGTTGCGCACCTAAGGTAGTTGCCACCTAAAAAGCAGCTAGAAGGGAGTTGCTATCTAAGTAGAGGATAGCATTGTTATTGCATGTAGTACTATTTGCAAATAATTTCCCTGTTTAAAATCTACTGGCGACTCTTGCTATGTTTTCAGCATAGTTAGTTCCAGGGACTGCCCATACTCCGTTGAGTTGTTCCCAAACAGTCATCCCACCTAAAGGGTTTATTTGATGATAAACATTATGGTCGTGTCGAGGATCATATTGTTTGGAACAATATATAGTATCTAGGTCTTTAGGATATGCATAACAGGCTAAATGTGCTAAATGAGCGATTACTCCTAGCTCTGCTGTGGCAAATTTAGCTGGTCTATTGTAACCGTCAGCACCAAGACCAGCAAAGTTGTTATCTGTCCACTTTACGAGTCCACCATATTCAAAGTGCGCAGTTTCGTTGATGGCCTGTGCTAAAGCAAAGTCAGCTCGAATACCAAAGATTGGTGCCCACTCATTGTAAAGTCGAACTAGTTCTGCTACGGGTACAGTCAATTTTGCCCCAGATGCATTTTTCGTAAGATACAGTGCCTCAGAAGTTGTCTTGTCAAGGTACCCTACCAAAGTATCTCCCGCCGTAGGAATGCGTAGTCGTTTATCTCTAGCATATAACAAGGTAGCTAATTGTCCTCTGGTAACAGACTCAGATAAACCAAGAGTGCCATCTGCTTTTCCAAAGAGCGGAACTCCTATTAGGTCTGAAGCCTGTTTTCTAGTTGCTATATTCCAGTAATCAGTGGTGATTCCATCTGCAAGAGATTTATGGATATGCCCTACTAGAGTAGCATTATATGGTCTGAAATAGCCATCCAGATATCCTTTAAGATATCCTTGCTCAACACAATAGTTTATAGCATCATAACTCCAACTACCTACCTGAACATCCGGGAAACTAATCGGATTAGCCATGGCTACACCTCCCATTAGAGTTAGAATTGCTACAACGAGAAATAATACAATTAGAAGATTACGCTTCATGATTCTGGTTGTCCTCTCGTTATAAGTCTAGCGAGTTGTGAGCGGAGAACAAGTTCATCCCATCTTTGCGAGTCCCAAAGTAATCCGGGTATCGCTAGGTTAACATCTCCTCTAGTTGCAAGAGAGTAATCATCTTTCCAGAGTTCGGGTGGAATTAGTCCCGCCCTCGTCGCAATTAAATATACCTGACGCTTGAGTAGGTTATTCCACAGCCCAAAGGTACCATCTGTATAACCTAACATAAGCTTCTGATTTTTCATTCCCCATACAGATTTATATAGGTCCCAATCATTTAATTCTGTCTGGGTAAAGTCTGAAAAGGGTTTAACAGTTACGTCGAACCATTGAGCCGCTTCTACTGAAACTTGATTTGCGTCATCATATTTGAAGACTAACTTAAACTTGTGAAACACAGGCCCCTGTAAAGAAGTGTCTGGCTTGATTCCAATATCTATATCAAAGAATCTATCTGTTCTTCCTGCCTCCACATATAAATTCCCTTGTATCCCCGCAGTTGTAAATTCTTGCCAATTATCCCCTTCGGGAATAAACCAAATAGTGCCCGGGCCAGTAACGTATCCATTAACCATCCATTCCATATAAAACACATCAGAAAATTCTGTTCTAAAAGGATGGTCATTGGCAAAATCTATTCTAAGGATTGTTCCCGGAGGTAGGGGAATGGTTGGGGGAGTTCCTATGCCATAGGCATAATAGTTCATAAACTGGAACGTTATGCTTGGAGTCAGTATTGTCAAAGAAGACCTAGGGGTAGCATTTGCATGTCTTACAGCAGCATTGCCATAATAGGCTCTATGTGACTCTGCAAAGTTCTCTGCTGGGTCGTAATACCAAGTGCTCCCAACAATGTTTGTTGGAGTATTTTGGGTTACTAATGTCTTCCAGGCAAGACATTCTGGGGTAGTGTCATCTAAACCATTAGCTCTTGCCATCCAGACAAACCAGATTCTAGCATGCGCAGCTTCATGGTCAGCCACTTCCCACAAATATCCTTTTGGTTCTACTACCATATACTTTTCACGTAGCTTTATATTGCCTTCTGGGTAGTAGGCTAGACCAACCGCGTCACCATTAGTATCATAATAGGGATAAACAATTGTTCCTTGTGGTAGCACCTCGGTAGCAGAGATTGTTACACCAGTATCATTCCAATAACCGGGGACGTTTGGTGTAATCTCAACCTTGGTTGAGGGGAATACATCTTGACCATAATGCCAGTCCCAAGTGCTTTCCTCCAAAGCCTGTTTGACATATTGTCGTTGTAGAGAAGAGCCTCCCGAGATGGCAAATACGTCTGCATTTTTAGCTTGAACAACCCCCGAAAAAACCGCTAACAACAAAAGTATTGAAAGAATAAACATCCATAATGTTTTTTTCATTAGCTGTTCTGCCTTATCATTGCTTCATACGTTTTTTGGTATTTAGCAACACCCTTGATAGCGATTAACAATGCTTCATCAGCATTCAACCCGTTAAGATTGAATTGTATCTTGCCTTCAGCGTCCTCAAAAAAAGCTATAAACTTAGGTTGTTCTACCGCTGGTAAGGTCTCTTTACCAACCTCTTTTGGTACACTGTCTTCTTTCGCCATTAAACTACCTCACAGATTTTTTGTTTTGTTTATTTCTATATCTTAAACACTGTTATGCATGGTGGTTGTAAGTCCAGACCCTATCCCATCTGTTATATACGATGCCAGAATAAGCATCATAATAATACACTACAATCCATAGAGAACCTCCATTCCCCATACGAATAGAACCCAGGGGCTCACTTGTAACTTGGTCTTGAGAGGGAGCAGAACCTGACTGAATATTGGGATAAGTTGTCGCGCTACCGCCGACTTTAAAGGATAAAGCACTACAGCTACCACCTGTTATTTGCAAATCTGCCGAACTTATAATGCAGGGGTTTCCGCCCGTAGATTTAATCTCTACTCCATTATCAGCATAAATCCTTATCCCTGTTCCGTACTGATAGATTTGCCCAGCACTCCCCATGTGAATAGAACCACTCCCAGAAGTAAGATATATCTGTGGAGAAGTTATTCCTATACCAGCAGCGATAGTGCTCGAAGATGTGATTGTCCCAGTGAAAGAGCCACTAGAAGCATAAACGGCCCCCGAAAAAGAACCACTTGTAGCAGTGATATTCCCAGTAATTGTAGCATTTGTAGCTGTTAATGCTCCAGCCATAGTCACACGGAATGGAGCATTCCCAAAGTTTGCATTTCCAAGATAGATACCGTTAGCATCTGATTTGAAAATGCTGTTACCAGACCCAATATCAATTGTGCCACCATGTATACGTGGGCTATAAATATCTGTAGCATTAATTTGGGATGTTCCAAGATATGATGGGTTCGTAAGGGTAGAATCTGCAGGTTTGCCCCAAAGAGTAGTACTCCAGTCTGCTCCATAAGTAGCATTATCGGCTGGTTTACCAGTGCCAGTTACTAAATTCCATGGAGAACCATAGGTTGCATTATCTTGTGGTTTTCCGGTCCCCGCAACAGCACCCCATGAAATACTTCCGCCATAAACAATCAAATTGCTTACAGAAACTGTGCCGGTGTTTGATACGTTAAATGGTGCTGTGGCTGGATTAGATCCACCAGCGTAAAACGGGTACGTACTTGGAACCATTCCTACGGCTGTAGTGCCTGTTCCTGCAGTGAGACTTGCTGGAGGACCTTTTGTTACAGTGAACCCACCTATATTCCCAGAATCTGCTGTCAAAGTTCCCTTGATAGAAAGTGCAGTACCACTCCAGCTAAGATACGAAGTTGCATCTCCTATCATGAACTTTGGAACACCACCATCTGACCCCAACATAAACCCAGCTGTAGTATCTGCCCAAGAAGTCTTCCCAGATTTTACGATAGCAGCAGTGTTTAAAGTTATACCACCACCAGTGATAGTAACTCCAGCTTGTAATTCTGTACCAGTAGTATCAGCTGAAGATGTCCAATCAGCAGCATTAAAAACCGCACCAGCAGCTTTTGCGGTAATACATTTCCATACTTTATTAGTGTCGGTCCAGGTATCACCAATATTATAGGCGTCAGAGGTCTGAGGTTGCGATACAAAGTTTCTTGATGAAGTTATTGTCCAATCAGTGGCGACAAAAGTACCCGTAGCACGAGCAGTAGTACACTTCCATACTCTAGCTCCATCTGTCCAAGTGTCGTTGAGACTATAAGGAGTGGTTGGTTCTGAGTTGAAGTTCCTACTGGCGTTTAACGGGGCAAAACCATCTGGATTTGTGACTGTGATTGAGCCCACAACATTTAAGTCTGTTCCGTCCCAACTAAGTGCATAGGCTGGATTTCCACCAATATCTGCCCCCCGCAAAAAGAAGTTGCCTACATTGTCCATGTAAGTTTTCCATACTACTGGAGATGCCCCGGCTGGGTTCACGACATAACCCAAAGCATTTGCATTAGCAAAAAGACCAGCAAAATTATCGGGGACAGCATCAGTCGCCAGTGGTTTCCAAGTTCCAGTTAAAATACCATTTGCATCTATGCTTTGCCTTGCCCTAGAAGCTCCCGCGTCGGTATAGTCAACCCAATGTGCTGGAGAAGAAGAGGCGTCGTAAATATGAAAACTATTGCCATCATCTGTATCAATCCACGTATCCCCACTAACCATTCCTTCGGTTGGCTCGTCGTCTTGCACATAAGTAGAGTTACCAAACCCAGCTCCTTGTGCCAACTCCCAAACAGAACCGCTCCATCTTTTGAGAAGCGTATTTATCGTATCGTACCAAAGGTCTCCAATGTTTGGAGTAACTGGTTCCGTGGCGGAATAATAGGTAGAAACACCCTCACCCACTGAACCCAAAGTTTGCTGCAAATCATCGTTAAGGTTCCCGATAGCTATTGACTTAGCGTAGATATGTCCACCATCTATGTAGGCAGCCGCACCGTATACTACCGCAGTTCCTACTAAATCTTCTCCTCCAATTAGTACGTCAGCCGCTGTATAGAACCCATCAAAAGTATACTTTATATACTTACCATGGCTTCCGGCTAGTGGAAATAAGATAGGCTGGTCATGGACTACAGTATCAGCATCTGTCCATCTGACTCTTGTTTGTGTGGCCCAGGTAGTGGCAGTTCCTCTTATCCAAGCCCAGTCTGTATTGTTGACAGAGACACTAACCTTGTATTGGAAGTAACTAGCGTTCGTAGGCCAAATGTAGAAGGCATTACCCGTGGAGACCATTCTAATCTCACGTATCCGCAAGGAAGAACCTATATCTATAGTATCGGTTCCACCACCAGCAGCCACACTTATGGTGTCTATTTTGACAGCATCCATGCCGGACAAAAGAGTATCAAGTATGACTGTCCCTGTCATTATCTTGGCACCATCTATAAGAGTAGTCCCAGAGAGAGACCAGTAGCTCAGTATCTCAGTGTGCCCAGCAATGTCTTCTGTGTTGGTGCTGACAGTACTAGATAGCTCACCAAAATCTGAGGTTAGGTCTCCGAGGTCTGAGCCTAACTGGTTGATAGACCCATCCCAAGTTACTGCTTGCTGGTCAAGTGTGTTGTCCCCAGTTATTAAGACTGCACCAGCTCCAATGAGTGTCTTGTTGCTGGTGCTATTGTTTATCGCCGAGATGATAGCTTCACGAATTGCGTCATCACCAGTAAGTCCGATTACACCAGGACGCAATATAGTCCCAGTATAGCCAGAAACATCTAAGAGGTTGAGAGCATCTACCAGCTCAGTGACTGTTTTGTAACCAGTACTATAAACCCCAGATTCAACCTCTTGCTGCAAGTCATTGACAGTCTTGTCTCCCACAAGGGCAATCATTGCCCCAGAAATTAAAGTAGAACCCGATGGCATTTGGTTAATGGTCTGGAGTAAGTCTTCTACAAAACCATGTTCAGCTCTAACACTTATAATTCCCGCCCTAATGTAAGTGTAGGTACCACCAAGTTGGTTAAGGAGTCCTATGATAGATTCAGCGTCTTCTTGTGTATAACCTTGTCTACGGATATAGATGTCATTCAAATCTGTGAAGGGGGAAAGGTCTACTTGGGCAATTCCACCAAGAGCATTGAGCCCGTGGGTGATGTCTCCAACCGGCTCATCAATGTATGCTTGTTCTGAAACATCTGATGGGGTTACACCAGAAACAGCTGATTTTATGGTCCAAGTATCTCTTAGGCTATTGCCAGCAGCGAAGCCTTGGAATAGGGTCTTGGTTGTGTCAACTATAAGTGTAGCTCTGTCATTGAGAAGAGAACTTATAACCTTTACGTCTGGGGCGAAGCCTGTATCAAGTTTACTGAGCTTATTATCGTAGAACGTAGATGCGGTACGAGCTATCTCCATCAGAGTCCGCTTACTTGCTGTTATAGCTCCATTCACTTTTTGCAGTAACTCATGGGCTTCTTTTTGTGTTTCGGTAGCTACGGCAGCAGCAGGGGCTGATTTTGTTGCCTTGAAGTAGTTATCATTCACCGGCAAAAAGGTACGAGCAGCATCTGCATAAACCATAGTCTGCTCTAACGCAGAGACCATTACCTGGCAGCTAGGAAGTATCTCCTCATTCTTAAGCCCATCTCTTCCAACAAATTTTAGGAGTTGTGCTGTCTCCTCGTAGACCATCTTGAAAGTGTCTATTGCATCAAGACTGTAATCTCCTGAAACACCACGACTTGCGCTAAGTGCAACGTCAGCCATATATTGATACTTAGAGTTTGCATTTCCGGCAAGACGTTCATAGATTATAAGTGGCAGTTCTGTTCCCTCGTCCCAAATGCCACCAAGGGCTTCTTGCACATTGGGGTCACGACCAGTGTTGATTAGAACTTTCGCAGAAGCGCTATCTCTGGCAGAAGTGATTGCATCAGATAATGTTTCCATTAGAGCTGATAACCGAGCCACAAGGCCATCTCTAGAGATGCCAGCAGCTTTAATCAGTGGTCTCTCAAACGGAGGCGGGTAAGTAGTATATGGTTTGTACTCTGGTAGTTTATAAGGTGTTATCATGGCTAGATTCCTGGACGATTAAATACACCAGCAGAACCTCTCCTAGTGAGAGAGGTCATTGGTCTGCGTATTTTCATAAACTGCCTGGAGCTTTTTTGTCTTTCCTCTTTAGAGCTACCAGGAGAGAGAGCTTCATTGGTTGACATAACTACTGGTCTTAAGAACTCGAACGGAATGATTAGTTCTCCAAACTGTTCTGTATGTCCCAAGAGTGCCATCATCCAACCTTCAAGAGCATGGTCTCCAATACGTTCTGGGTCCATTGAACCAAAGATAGGTCTACCAGTAGGAGATATCCTCAACTGGACATAACCGTTAAGTTGAGCTATAAACTTTTCATCATCAGGGGTGATGCGTACTCTTCGCTTCTCGTAAAGGTTAACGGCGTTATCAACCATGAATGGCTTGAACTCTTCACGAACTATAGCCATAGTGACAGGGTCGGTTTCCTCTACGGAGCTAGAATAGTTCTTTCCAATCACCCTTTGCACACCCCAGGGAAGTTTCTCTACCAGTTCTTCCCACTGCCTTTCACCATAACCTCTGTCTACATAAATGAAGGCAAAATGAAATATCTGGTCAAGTTGTATGATTCTTTCCACTCCAGCACCCAGAGTATGCTCATGAGCTGCCCTCTCTATCTCTTCACGTATCACCATTTGTAGCAAACCATCAACATTTGCAACCCCGACAATATTTACCCCAGCTCCATACTTATCCCAGTCTACACCAAGAATGATGGGTCCATTGTACCCGAAAGGTCTAGTATTCCAATAAGAGTATTCCGTATCGGCGACATGGTCCAAAAGTGTTGGTTTGAAAACACCAGTAGTCTGTTCTCCGAAGCAAGCAAGAATCTCATGGGTGAACCCTGATTCTAGTAGAAGGTCTCTCTGTTCTTTTTCATCGTCTGGAGTGAAGAATGGGTTTACGAAACTTGGTAGCCAGAATTCCTTGACTCCCTTTTTGTGGCAAAAAACGTAGAACATATCTCTACGACCATTTGGAGTAGAACTTACAAGTAGTCTTTTATTGCCAGCAAATCTATCTGAAGTCTGCTGCATCATAGCAGTGATAGCGTTAAGGTCATCAGGCATCATAAGGTCCATCTCGTCTACTACAATCATGTGCCCTTCATTACCACGTACTGTGTCGGCCTTACCACCAGACCTTGCTCCAGAAGTAAATGCTTTTATCTTGGAAGCATTGGCAAATTCCATCTCCCATGGTTTTTTGTTTTTCCGCACTACACCAAATTCAGTATAGGCATTTTTGAGAGGGTGAATACCAGAGTTAAGCAACATGTCGTCTATCATGTCCCACATAAGTTTAACCTGTGCCTCTAGAGGACAAATGACGATGATGAATACAGAGGGATTAGTGTAAGCAAACCAGAGCATTTCCCAAATCATACAGGTTGTCTTCCCACTTCTTCGCCCCATACGATAGGCCCTGATTCTCGACGGGTTACGCATTATCATAATCTGATAGGAACGTGGTTCGTAATGTAGGAAGTTTCTAACCCATATCACTGGGTCAATTGAGGAGAGAGCAAACATCCTCTCTTCTGAAGAAAGAGTCCCTTCTAACTCTGGGGGGAGAACTGGGTCATAAAGTGATTTAAGGTCTTCTTTGGTAAGCTCGAAATCTCTAACAGCAATTTGGTCTGCCCCAGGCATATTGATTAATTTGCGGCGGAATGTCCACATGATTTGGTCCACTCCACTGCGCAACTCCTCAGATAACCCTGAATAGAGTTCATCAAAGGACATATCATCCAAATCGGGTCTGTGAAGAAGCTGCACTTAAAATCCCCACTGAGCCTGAAGGAATGGAGCCTCATTACCCATTACTTGGCGAAGGTTAAGTTGTTTCTCGTAGATGTTTGCCATAGCTCTCTGCCTGCCCGTAGCCCCGACAAAAGGTGATAGTGGAGAAGAACTCATGAATGTACCCCTATGGATACCTTGAGCAAAGTTCTGATATATAGCTTTGGGCGCATTGATAGCAGCTATGGTGGCTTTTCCGGCTAACTGCCCAGCCTTAACACCAGTAGAGAATGTCATCATTCCAATTTGTAAGCCCCCAGCAAATTGAGCGACCCCACCAATCGACCTCCCGAGCATCTGTGTTATTGGTCCTGCCTTAACACCAGCAGGGCCTTCCATCAATCTCACCATTGGTTGCCTCAAGAAACTTGGCATATGCTCAAGATTGGCAGCTTTGTAAAAAGCGGCCCTTACACCAGCAGAATCTTCGGCAGTCAAGGTCCCAGCCTTAAATGATTTCTGAGCAGTTGAGAGTCTGCCCCAAAATTCAGCGGCCTGAGTAGTCCCAATATCCATTGTTCTGCCAAATCTATCTATAGGACTCCCTGGACCTGCTGCGCTAATATCTGAGACAAACTGGTTATCAAGAGGTGTTCCCATAGCACTACTGATATTATAAGCCTTAGCATTCTTGAATGCTGCCTGAGAAGCTTTGGCATAAGACATACCAGGATTGTTCGCCATAATATTTCGGACAGCATTGCCTTGTGCAGACATGACATTAAAGCTACTTCTGGCACCCATATCTCCAGATAAGGCAGCCCATGTATTTAAGAATCTAGAAGGACCAATCATAGACAAGCTGGTACTAGACATACCCCTGCCGACTTTACCGCCGATACGGTCAGCAGCCTTCCAATACATTGAGTTACCAAAACTGACACCAGAAAGTTTACGAAGAGAGGTGGTGGTAGACTGGAACCCTCTGGCATAGTCTGAGAATCCTCTTATGCCACCAAAAGCAGGCTTAGTCCTTTCAAACCCATGTGACAGTCTGGCCACATGTAGATTTATAGGCTCCGCCCACATCAAAAAATCTTGTAAATTAGAGGTCCCTTCTTGTCTTCCATCAGCGTATGGCATTATTATCTTCCGTGCCTAGTGGCAAACATGGCGAGAGCAAGTTGTCCAGTGGCAGATATGTCATTGCCAGAAGGTCTATAGTAGTAGTTTTTGGCAGTAGTGCCTAAAGGCATACCAGATTCATCTGCTTTTGTTTTTCCGCTAGACAGATAATCTGAGAGAAGAGCATTTGTCGTGGGATTGTGAATCATCTCTTTGGTAAAACCATGGAGTGTCCCCATCCCGAATAAACCTACAAGAGCTGGAAATGCAACCTTCTTGTTGAACATGATTTTGTTGATGCCTTTGATTACATACTCAAAACCCTTTGAGGCTTTTTGAGCAGTCCCGGCAGCAGCAAATAATCTTGTACTAATTGGAGTAGCCATTAGAAATCAAAGTAGTGAGTGTACATTTTGTCCTTCTTCCGATTGTGCATCCAACCATATATACCGGCAGCAGCTAGAGGAAGACCTATCTTGGTTTTGAGCGGAAGATGAGTAGCTGCTTTGACGATATTACCAAAAGCTCTCCCAGCATAAGCTTTACGAGCTTCCGAGCCTATCTTAATTGCCGCAGTAAAACCATAACGCCCACCTCTTGTGGGAGGACCCATCTTCCCACTCCTAAGCCCAGACACTGCTCTATCAGTCTGACGCATTGCAGTCCGCCAGAAGCCAGCAGATTTCTCACCAGTAAAAGCCTTGATTGGGTGAGTAAACACTTGTGTACCCTTGCGGGTATAGTTGGCCCATTCCTGTGCAGTAGCCTCTACTGTTGCCCCAGCTCTATTGGTATAGAATCTTGTTTGTCGATATAGGGGGCGAGCGTAACTATTACGGACCCCGTCCTGGTACCTATTAGGGTTTATGTAGTTGCTCCAAAAACCACCAGCTCTCGCCATTATTCTTCTCTCCACTCATCAATTTGGTATGCCTCTGCCACAGTCTCATCTTTGGGCATAAGGGCCTCTACTTGTTTGCGCAAAGCAAGAAGCTTGTCTTGCAGGGTCTCGGTCTTGATTCCACCTTGGTATTTAACCTTGATGATAGGAGTAGCAGCTAACGTATCCAATATCCTAATCTTCTGGTTGATGAGTTTTTCGGACCAAAGGATTGCTATGTGTAAGTCTTTTCTGTAGATAACTTCTCCGGTGCGGGGATTTATGGCGTCAACAACATCAACTATAAAGTCTTTGAAGGACATAAGCTTATTCGCCCGGAGAGCTTGTATTTCCACAGAACACAAGTCTTTTACCAAACCTGCTTGTACTTTGTCATAGTCTGGGTTAATCATTAACTCTTGGCAATAACTGACAAACATGTCTCTTGTCAAGTCTGTCTCTATCGGGCATCTATCTCCCACAGAAGTTAATTCAGCTTGGTGTATTGGACAGACCTCACTATAAGAACAATTATGAGTAATGATATCATTTGCAATATAAGTCTTATATTTTTCCACTTCAAGACTAAAAACCGTGCCGCTGAAACGTGTATATCTAGTTGTGATGGTTTTCCAGACGGGGGAGATACCACTTTGCTTTCTCATAGCAGTTCTACCCTTTCCCTTATAATCTCTAATCTTGGGAACTCCAGGAATAACCGGGACATCCATATATTCACTTACTAGATTACATGATTTTACTATCATTACTCTATTCAAAGAACCAAGATATGAAAATTCTTTTCTTCTACTGCCAAACTCATATGTTGTTTCCCTACACGGAAACGTTGACCAAAAAGGATAATTAATATCTTTGCCAATAGAATTTAGTAGAATAGAATAATGTAACCTAGGTTTATTCAATTTATTGTGATGTTCATCTAGTTGTTCTTGAGTAACCCATCTATATAAACCCTCGTCATTTGAACAATTAGGTTGAGCAAAAAAGCAAGCCTTTGGTGTCTGCCATGTTACTGAAAAGAACTCTTCCATAAGTAGGGCTTCTGTATTGGTGCTATATACTCCCAATATCCACAAATTGTCAGCTTGCTCTGCTCGTGCTCTTTGTGCTGGGTAAAATGTTCTTTTACCATCATCCTTTTGCGAAATTAATTTAGTCTTTCCAATTCGAAAATGCCCATCTCTCTCCATGAGATATACAACAAATGCATTTATAGCTTTTTCATTCCATCTGACGATAGAATAATGGTCAGAAGTACATTTATGTTCTGCCTCTTGGGTAGATATAGTTATCATCAATCCCTCATAATCTCTCAGTCTTTTTTCAAAGCTGTATCCGGGATATCCGAAACTTGGACGACCCTTCCTAACCATAAGGTTACCCAAATCAAAGGCCACGAGCTTATGAAGCGATGGGTTTAGTTCTTCGATAAGAACCTTCCCATGAGAAACGGTCTCAATTAAAGTTCCGGCAGGCTGGCATGCTTCCCCATGACACACCATTGGTATAGAGGATAACAGTCCATAGGCAGAATTAGCCCTTTTTACCAAATCATGCTGATTTACCTGTGTTGTACTAACTGCAGATAGTTCGTCTAGTATTGAAGACCTAACAGTGACTTCGTCTGACATTTCTAAGCTCCGTATACCGCAGATTGCGTATTATTTTGTTGGTCGCGGTGGTGAAGTAATTCGTACCCAGCAATTGCGACTGCTCCCACAATACCAGCTTTAGTGCTGAATTTCATCTTACCAAAACTTCTTGCTGCACCCGCCAGTCTTGATGCTCTTGGTAGAGAGGATTCTATCGGACGAAGAGCCTCCGCAGCAGCTTTATTCACACTCTCCATGCGAGCCACTGCATTCTCTGCAACTGCCATTTTTTTAGCAGCCGCAGGGGGTAGTTTAACCTTCATAACTGGTTTAGCTTTTGTCTTGGCTCTCCCAAGGGGACTGCTAGGCCCGATTGTACTACTTATTGGTTTAACTGGTTTTACTTCTATCTTTTCTGCCACAGAAGGGCCAGTTTTTACCTTACTACTCAGTGGCTTAACAAAAGGTTGAGTTGCAGGTCTTACTCTATATTTTGGAGCACCCCTATTAGAATACCTACTAGCGTTGCCAACTCCGCCTACATGACTTCTCCCTTTGGCGGCTGCTATGTCGAATTCTTCTCGCATAACATATTCTTCTTGAAAAACAGACTTAGGATTTACATCTCCACGCCCTATCGCCTCAAGGGTGGAAACATTATGATGTCTTCCTATTCGTTGGACATAGTCTTCAGCTTGGCCTAGCTCTGCGGTAGAAAGAGTTTCTCCTCGTTTCCATCTATCAAATTGGATAAATTCTCCTGGCAACTGGTCTGCAACACTAATTGTCAGGTTATCCCCCATTTGTATAGAGGGGTTAAAAAGATGCCCTCTTCGTAGGGAAGGATGAACCCCACTATAGTCTTCTCTTATACCAGGAGACATCTATTCCTTCCTAGTCTCTATACAACTGTTGTGCCAACCAGAAGTTATACCTATAGGCACACCATAGTAATAGTTCTTGCATGTTATCTAAAGTCAATAATTCTGGGGTTGTGGTTGTACGCGATTTCATTATTGACAGAAGCCACTTGGCTTCTTTGATGGAAAATTGTCTTGCCACACCATGTAAACCCCAGATTGATGTAAAGTACTTAGTTACTTTATGGTGTATCAGTTTTAGATAACCACAATACCTTTGACATGCCCGGAAGAACAAATCCTCAGCTATACTTTCTTCAAAACCAGATTCACTTAGTATATATCCAAACTGTTTATAACAATAAGCAGTTGCTTCTGGAACAAATTTCCGCCACTCCAAAATATTGCTAGATACTTTAGCCATTAGTCACCTTCCTTGGGCATCAGGTAAGCGTCACGTTGGTGACAATGAGGCCGGTAAGCGCCGCGCCCTTCGCAATAGCGGTGCCATCGAAGGTGCCGTCCTTCAGGAGGATGTCGCTGCCGGTTGCCCCGCCGATGAGCCATGTCCCGACTGCGCTGATGTTGTGGAACTCCAGCCCATCTACCATGTCAGAGACTTGGATGGCGGCCTCGTCCGTGCCCGCCTTGTCGGTGATGGTGATGCCATTAAAGACGAAGTTGGTCATGCTGTTGCCACCGATAGTCATGGGGTAGTGTCCACCCGTGGCGTCCAGCGTGAGGTTGTTGAACACTACATTGTCGCTGCCGTCTCCCGTGTTGTAGAAGTAGATTTGCAGACAGTAGCCAGTGCCTTTGGTAAGAGTCACGTCGTTGAACACGAGGTCACGGCAACCCTGCTCCATGTACAGGCAGTGTGGCCTCTCGGGAACAGCGTCGTTGACACAGTTGAGATTGAGCCGGGAGAAGGTGGACTCATGGACGTTGGCCACGAAGAGCCCCAGCCAGGTGTCGGTGCAGGCGATATCCTCCACGGTCCAGCCGTGGGCGGCAGTACCGGAGCCCAGCTTGATGCCGATGCGGCACTTGTCGAAGGTGAGGTGTTTGAGGGAGCAGTTAGTGGCCCCCCCGGCAGCTATGATGCCGCTCAAGCCGTCTTCCCAGACGGAGGCCGCGAACTTGAAACCATCCAGCGAAGCGTTGGCTGCGTTGTTCGCCACAGTGAACGTGTACATGTGGGTGGCAAACGTGGAGTGGACGGGCTGCACGAAGATACTGGTGCTCCCAGCCCCCTGCAACTTGGCGTTGCTCGGAAGTGTGATCATGGAATTCACCATGTA